TTCACGTGGATCATATCCTATGAATACTGGTATGGTTTCTACTTTTTCCATGCCAATATTTATCTGCGTGGTTTATCAGTGGGTGAAAAAGGCCTCCAGCGATCCATCCAGCCAACTCAACTGCAGGTCCTGTTGCCGCAGGTGACCCCACTTGTTGATGCTGGACACCGCCGATTCCGGCAACAGTTCGGTCTCTGCCAGTTCATACCAGGTGGTGTGCCTGGCGTCCATGGGCCGGTGCTTGGTCTTGTACACCACGCACTTGATCCAGGGATCATTCATCTTCTTCCAGAAGTGTGCATCACGGCAGTCCCATCCGTTGAGGGCCAGCATGTGTATGAGATTCACCAAGGTGTGGTGATGGTACACTCCGCTGTGTTGGTAAAATGTCTGTTGGTTGTGTTTGATGTTGGTGGTCTGTTGTACCTGTAGGCACAGCATGCCGTTGTCTCTGGTCAGATGCCACCAGTGCTTCAGGGTGTTGATGGGATCCAATGCGTACTGGAAACTGTCATGGCACCATATGACATCGAACTGCCCTTCCTCCAACCGGCTGTCCTCGAAGTTGGCCGTGACTGATTTTATGTGCTGGTGTTCGACATTGAGCTGGTCCTGAATGTCCAGTGCGGTGACCTTGATGTCCAATGGAATGTGCCTGCCTGACTCGTCCTCTACCTCACGTGTGGCCCACCATTCCGCATCCAGTCCCTCGCCCGCACCCATGTCGCACACCGTTGATATGCTTTCCATGAAGTCGTTGTACTGTTCGAGATGGTCCAACACCAGTCTGGCATGTGCGTGGCTTTCGAGTGCGATGGTAGTAGCCATTATACCTGTATGTCTTCCATGCCGGCGGCACGTAGCCTGACTATGTGTCCCAGCATGAAGTTCTTGGATTCAAATCCCTTCATGATGCCCAGCCATTGGTTGCGTAGCAGTGCCACGTCATTGATCAGTGTCTCGTACTCAATGACCTCGTCCTCGCCATCCACATACTTCTCTGCGTCCCTGCTGGTCAGTGCCCGCTGGTATGCCTCCAGGTACTTCTGGAAGTGTTTCCTGCGGACCTTGCGTAACTGTATGTTGAGATAGTTCAGCACGGCCTCTATCTCCTGCAACTGGTTGAACCTGTGTTCGGTCAGTCCCGGCAGGTCTGATATGTTCTTTTCCACGTAGCCATAGATGCTACATTCCTTCTTGGCCTTCTCCAGCTCGTTGCGATAGCTCATCAGGAAGTCGGGCAGGGCACCCAGATCCTCCGTTACCTTATTGTACCACATCAGTATCCTTCGTCATCTTGTCTCCAGTAGTTGTCATCCTCTTGCTCGTCACCCCATTCATCCAGGCCTTCTCCTGCCGTGTCTTCCAGTATTTCCAGATCCACCAGCACCGACTTGAAGTCGGGATCCTTGATGAAATCGCTTTCCTTGATGTCGGCGTGTGTGAATCCCAGGTTGTCTATCAGACAGTTGATCACGTCAGTGGCGGACTCCTTGGGATCTTTCAGCTCGTCCTTCAGGGTGTTCCATAGTTCGTAGGCGGTGTTAAGTTCTGCCATCAAATGTTCCTCATGATAGTATATCAGTTTTTACCCGATCGGAGAGAGTCCTCTCCGACAGGTTTTCGATCTGTCTCATCAACTCACGTATGATTACCCGTAGGGTCTGTGGTCTCCAATAGCCGAGTTTGATCAGTCTCCTCTGCCATCTGACAAATCTCTTGAATCTTTCGTGTATGGTCAACTTGGGATTCTTTCCGGATACCCAAGTGACGTTGAAGTACTCCTGGTCATTGAATCCTGATATGTCCAGGTCATCGGCCATGTGGTGCAGTGGTGTGTTCTTCAACAGCACCAATGGGTAGCTCTCATTCACATGCCTGACGGTCTTGTCAATGGTGTATTTCTGATACCTGTCCAGCATGTCCATGCTCTCATTGAAGTCTTCTTCCGTTTCGGTGGGATAGCCCACCATCATCAGCAGGTTGTTCTGTATGCCATACTTGGAACACATTTCCATGTGCCAGTCAATGTCCTCGTTGCTGAACTTCTTGCCTATGTGCTCTCTGACCTTCTCGCTACCAGATTCCACTCCTATCGACAGCTCATGTATGCCTGCTGTCCTCATCTCGCGGAACATCTGTTCCGGATGGAATCTACTGGGCCTGATTATGAACTGTCCCAACAACTGCAATTCTGGCATTCCGTTGTTGTCCTCCCTGACTTTGGCCATGGTGGCCAGCATGTCTCTGAAGCTCTTGAGACTGCCGTTGATCAGGCTGTCAGTGAAAACATATCTGGTACGTCCGGTATCTCTGTAGTGCTGTTCTATCTCCCGGGCGATGCTCTCGCCTGACCTAAATCTAAATTTTTTCCAATAGTGTCCAACATCACAGAAAGTGCATCTCCTCACACAACCTCGACTGCCAGTGACTCCCAGCTCATTGGGATAACTGTCCAGATCCATCTGCTTGTACGAAGGTGTCGGACATTGGTCCAACTCATCTATCTGTTGTGCCCATGTCTCTGTCTCGGTACCAGGCAATGCTCTGGTATTCCTATGATTTATGCCAGGGGATATGGTGCCGTCACGCAGGAAGGACTGTAGTATCATGTCACCTTCTCCCAACACGTAGTAGTCTATCAGTTCTTTCCTCAACAGCATCTTGGCAAATGTGTCCTTGGTCTCGTCTCCCAATGGTACTCCGATACCGGTTCCTCCTATCATCACTTTGGCTTTAAGACCCAGACTCTTCAACTTTTCAAGAAAAGACTGTGCCCAGAAGTTTTGATAATATGATAACACAGAAACCATGATCAGGTCAGGATCAAATGATTGAACTCGGTCACAGAATTTGTCCAATACATCATCAACTATTGACAACACGGATTCATCGGTCACTGGGTAAAATGGAGTGACCTGTTCTAGTCTTACCCAAGTCTCTTCGTCCAGCTCTTGATTGATGAACAGATTGAGATCCAAACTGGAATACTCGATGCCCATGTGTTCGCACACTCCGTTCAGGAAGGCCAGACCAGCAGGGGGCCTCTCGGGTAAGATCTGACCCGAGCTCACGTTCAACACTTTTTCAAACATCAAGCTCATCGATCTTTCCTTCAAGTTCATTCAACAGTGCGGTCAATTCTTCGACCTTTTTATCAGAGTACATGTTCAAGTCGTCACCTGCTGTTTCATCAGTTTTGGCATTCATCCTGTGTACCACCCAGCCGATCAGAGGCGTTTCAAAGCACCATTTCCAGGACACGTTGTTCATGCCCCATGTCAGTGCCTGTCTGCCCTCGGGCACGTCGTAGTACCTGCCCTCGTACATGAAAAACCTGGGTATCTTTATGTCGTCCACGTATATATCTTCTAGAGTCAGAATCTGATCTCTTACTATTTTACCTGAACCATCTAAAACCGTTGAACGTTCGGACTTGCCAAACAGTTGTATCTCGACCTCGTGTTCGCCATCCAACAGGTCAAAAGGAATGGTCACTTTCTCACGATGCTCGGACACCTCGAAAGTTTCATAATGATCATCATCTATGTAGATGTGTATGTTGGGCCAGCCGTTGCATTCTGTGGCCGTGAACTCAAAGGTCAATCGAGTCATGCTACTCTGCTGGTTCTTCCTCGACTGGAGCCTCCTCTGCGACTTCCTGTGGCTTGTTGTTCTGGTTTGCGTATGCCACCATCAACTTGTCCAGGCATCCGTCCTCGTTGTTCTCCCAGGCCTTGCGGAACTGCTTGACCGCATCCTTGTCATTCTCATTGCCAAATCTCAATCTGTTGCCATCCTTGACCAACAGGCTGGCCTTTTCCGCCAGGTCCACCAATCCCGAGTATGGATTCATTCCAGTCTCGTATGGAATCTTGACCTGCACTGATTCAAATGGCTTGGCATATCTGGTCTTCATGACCTTGCACGCGGCACGTATGCCCCTGACCTCTGATATCTTGTTGCCCGCCTCGTCCTCTTTGAGCTTGAGCTTTTTCATGGCGACAACTATGCTAGAAGCGTATATAAAGCCCTGTCCGCCACTTATTTTGTCATCTGGGTCAAACATGTCCTGTGACGCATAGGTGTGATTGGTGGCCACCAAACCCACGTTGGCTGAACCGAACATGTTCACGCAGTTCCTGACCAATGCCGTCAGTGCCTTGGGCTTGCGTCCTAGGTCACCCTTGAGGTCTCCCTTCTGGAACTGGTCCACGTCCGTGGGTGTCAGCAACATGCCCAGTGAGTCGATCACGAACAGCACCTTGGGCCTGTCCTCCTCGTTCATGGTGCGATATTCTCCCATGAAGTCATTCACTGTCTTGGCCACGTCGTCTATCATGGCCATGTTGAGCTTGAGCAACTTCTCTTCCGAAGTGTCCACGTTCAATGCTTTCAGCCAGTCCTCGTCCAGTGCGTTCTCTGAGTCTATCAATACCACGAAGATGCCCTGGTCCTGTGCGGCCTTGACTATGTTGCCCGAACAGATATAGGACTTGCCCGCACCCGATTCGCCAGCGAAAACCGTTACCTTGCCCAAGGGAATGCCCTTGTGGAAATCTCCGCTGATCAAGTAGTTGAGGGCATAGTTGCCCGTTGATATCCAATCCGTTGGATCATTGAATCCAATGGACAGTCCAGCAATTGACTTGCTGATGTTTTTCCTAAATTTTGATACGTCAAATGGTTTGGCCATTGTGTTGTCCTTTACAAAAAATTGATCCTGAATGGTGCATAGTAGTTATGGGCGATGTTGCCACCGCCCGATAATCTATTACGACTTCTGTCTTGAACGGATCATGGCAAGGATGTCCTCTGCCTTGGATCCACCTGTCGTGGGTGCCGCCGCAGGTGCTGGTGCTGGCGCCGCCGGAGCAGGAGCCGCTTCAGCCACTGGTGCTGGCGTAGGTGTTGGTGCAGGTGCTG